GCGGCGATTGCTTATGATGGTTACGGCAAGATTGGCGGTTCAACGACTGCGACGTTCCTTAACGGCAATCTTATTCTTGGCGGCAGCGCGCCTGTTGTTAAGGAAGACGGCACGTTAGGCGAGACTGTATCGTTTGGCGGTCAGATTACATTGCTTGACCAGACGGGTGCATATCGCGCTGGCATTAAAAACGATAGCTTTGACTATACGCTTCTTCTGACAAATGGCCCGAATGTTAAAGCGGGCTTTATGCCGTTTGTGACGCAGGTTGATAACGTCGATGTGTCGGTTGCTTTTGGCCCAATACAAGACGCCATTGGCTATGCAACAAAGAATAAACTTGGCGTTGTGCAAGTTGGCAACAACATTGACGTTGATGCAAAGGGTGTTGTCAGCGTTAAGACGACAAGCAAGTCAGACCTTGGCCTTGTTAAAATTGGCGGCGGTTTGGATGTTGATGCAAATGGTCTTGTCACGCCAAGCCTTGCGACGACTGCATCTCCCGGCATTGTTCAAATTGGCAAGGGCCTAGAGGTTGATGCAAACGGCGTCATTAACACGACTGATGCAGTTGGCTTCTTAAACCGCAGGGTTTTTGAAAACAACACATATTACGAAAAGGATTATGATTGGACGTTGCCGGAAGGAGTTGAGTATTTCCGTGTGACGGTTGTTGGCGGCGGCGGCACTGGTGGCGGCTGGTCGAATAACGCGAATGAAGGTTCTGGCGGCGCTGGTGGCGGCGGCGGTGCTTATTCTCGCGCAATGTTCTACGGCTACAAGTTTAAGGCTGGTGATGCGTTTAAGGTTCGCGTTGGCTGTTCAAACTACAAAGGATTAGGCGACGGAACTGAAAGTTATTTCCGTCTTGCAAGTAAAGCATCATCGTATCTTTACTGCGAGGGCGGCAAAGGCGGCGAGAGTGGCTATGTGCAAGGCAGTGAGAAGAAAGGCTTCACAAAGCCGGGCGACGGCGGTGTTGTGAAAACCGATGGCTTTGACGGCGCAGTAATGTTCAATCTTGATGCAGTGTCAGGCGGCAATGGTTTGCCGGGACTAAGTGTTACGACGCCGCATGGCCCAAAAACTGTTGGCGGCGCTGGCGGCAGTTCCTTCTTGGGAACATCTGGCGGCACTTTTCCTACCTCTGGTTATGGCACTGGCGCGGGTGGTGCTGGCGAAGCAAACAACTCTGGCGGTGGCGGCGGCGGCTACGTTGGTCGTGGCGGCGTTGTGATTATCGAGTATTAGTCCGATGACGCAGCAAGTCTATATCGGAAACTACTGGCCGTTTTTCTTCTCTGGTCTTCGCCAGTTCCAGTATTCAACAAAGGATGGGGCGGTCGCGCCCTATACCACCAATTTCTACTATGACAGCAATCACAACTCTATGGCGCAGGAGAACTACGCTGCCGATGGAACATTTTTAAATAAATGGTTCATGCAGATTAGAACTGCGTTTGGCGTTGCAGAATGGCGCGACGATTACCCAGACGGGCGTATCGTTGTGATGAACCCGCCAATTGGTTGGGGCAATGTCGAGTATGTTCCCGGCAATTACTACAACAAGGTTGAGACAGACCCTTGGCAATGTATTCCAACAATCATTGCCGAAGCTGAACAAACTGTTGTGTATGAGGAATTGTTGCCTGAGTTTGAGACATGGCAGGGAGACAAGTTCAACAATGTGCTTGTCTTCTCCTATGCGCAAAAGTGGGGAACAAAGGTAAGCGGCGCACGATACTGGATGGCTGAAAATATTGGCCCTGTCGGTGTTGCGTTTATTATCCAAAATCCTGACGGGACGTTTACGACATGGGAACGGTCTGACGCCAAGGTTGTTGAGTTTGGCGAGAAAGAACGGCGCGACATGCTGATTGCTAAAGCAACGCAGCAAAGCCTTAAAATCAGCGTGGCGGATTATCTTATGGAGACGGCATAATGTCTGGTTGTCCTTTTATTGATGCCGTTATTGTGCAGGTTATTAAATGGCTAATGTGAGTTGCAAGACTTGCGTTTACCGAGGCGAGCAGGTGGTGGATTTAACACCACCTGTTTGGCTTTGCATGTGCAATCCTCCCGCTCCTGGCGGATATTTAAATGAGGAACAAAGGTTAAAGAATATTGGTGTGACGCCATACCCGATTGTTGACGAGCAATGTTGGTGTGGACAACACCAAGATTTTGATAAGCGTGGCTAATGGCTCAATTAGATTTAGACGAATTTAATCGCAAGATTTACGAGCCTGACGGCAAGGTTTTGGCTGAATATCTCACTGACCGTTCGCATGTCAGCGTGATACGAGGGCCAATTGGTTCTGGCACTTCGTCCTGTTCCTGCATCAAGATAGCGATGATTGCCGCAGAGCAGGAGAAGAACCCGATAGATGGGATTAGGCGCAGTCGATGGGCTGTTATTCGTAACAGTTATCCGGCGCTTAGAAATACGACTGTAAAGACTTGGCTTGATTGGTTTGATGAGCGCCTTTACGGGCGGTTCAATTGGGGCAAGCCAATGGCCCATGTGATGAAATGGGCTGACGTTGAGTGCGAGGTTATTTTTATAGCGTTGGACGATGAGGCGGATATTTCCAAGCTTCGGTCGTTAGAGTTGACGGGCGTTTGGTTCAACGAGTTGGAGTTTATTCCGCATCAAATCTTTGACGAGGCTGAAAGTCGAACAGGTCGTTATCCTGCTTTGAAGGATGGCGGTCCAACATGGTCAGGCGTGATAGGGGACTTGAACGCGCCTAATGAAGACCATTGGCTGATGATGATGACGCGCGAGGCTCCATATCCTGACGAGGTGCCGGAAGAGGACCGTTCATATTGGCCTGAGACATGGAGCTATTTTGTCCAGCCTGCCGCTCTAATTGAGGTTATGGGCGCTGATGGGAAAACAGTTGTTGATTATATCGACAACCCTGTCGCTGAGAATAGAAAGTGGCTCGTAAATAATTTCTACTTGGAGAAACGGCGCGGCAAATCAAAACAATGGATTGATAGCCGCTTGATGAACAGGATTACGTTCGTTGTCGATGGCGACCCTGTATGGCCTAATTTTAGGAGGGAGGCGCATGTTTCTCCAAAGCCTCTTGCATATAATCCTTCTTACCCTGTCGTTGTTTCTCTGGATTTTGGTCGTCGTCCATCTGCTCTCATCGGGCAGGAAATCAACAATCGACTATATATCTTAAAAGAGTTTCGCATGTATGGCGTTGGTGCAACGACTTTTGCGCCAGCGTTGAAGAGGTTGTTAGACCAGAATTTTCCCGGCGCGCTGTATAGGTTCGTTGGCGACCCGAAGGGAAGGGACAGAGGGCAGGCAGATGAGAATACGGCTTACGATGTATTCAAAGCTCATGGGATGCTTGTGGCTCCTGCTCCTGTTAAAAATAACAATATACAAACAAGAATTATGGCTGTGGAGCAAATCTTAAACGAGCTTTGGAACGGTGGCCCAAGGTTACAGATTGACCCGCAAGAATGTTCAACATTGGTTGCAGGCTTGTCCGGCAAATACCGTATGCGGAAGCTGATGTTTGGCGAAGACCCAACGCCTGAGAAAGACAAATATTCCGATATAGCCGATTGCTTGCAGTATATGGTTTTGTTTCTTGGCAATGGCCGCGTCCTTAACGGTGGCTATGTGGATAGCCGTCCAAAGTTTCTTAATGTGCAGCGCAAAGAAAAGTCGTTGCGAAGGTATGGCAATGACAGAGTTTAGGACTTTTGAGGTTGTCCAGAATTGGGGTGTTGCTTTTTCCAAGGGTTCTTCACGGACTTGGTGGAGGCTTCTTTGTCCGGGCAAATACAAGCATGTATCTTTATTCAAATATTCCGCTGCCGCCGATAGCTGGATTTATCTTGATTTAGACTTTTCTGGTATGGGCGTGATTATTGCCCCCGGTGATACTGAGGCCGTTGAGGTCATTTGTTTGGCGATGGGCGATGTGGATGCCTTGACCATTAATGTTCAAGAGCGCGTTCCTATTATCTTTCGAGGGTTGTTTACCTGCGTGTCTTTTGTAAAGCATGTTTTAGGAATACGAGCGCCGTTAGTTTTTTTCCCTGACCAGCTCTACAACCATCTAGTCAAGATTGGTGCGCAACCAATGCCAACTGGCAGCAATGGAGGTCGGTGCGTTTAATCTATTCATCTCCCCGACTAGCCTCTGAGCAATTCAGTTTGCTTGGGGGCTTTTTTTATGGGCGGAGGTGGCGGCGGCGATAACGGCATGATGATGATGATGACCATCATGATGATGCAGTCCATGCAGCAAATGCAGCAGCAGCAGCAAGCACAGATTGACGCTCAGCAAACAGCACAGACGCAGAAACAAGTTTCACAAGTTCAATCAGATGTGCAGGCGAATACATGGGACATGCTTCGCCAGTATGGACAGTCGAATAGCCAGCAATCTGCGACCGCTGGTAATATGACCAACCCAACATCTTCGTTTATGTCTCCGACGCCTGCGGGCGCTCCACCATTATTGACGGCACTTACAACGGGTAGTGCTGCCCCTGCCGCTCCTGTCGCTTCTGCTCCGAAGAGTTCGTAAGCATGGAGAAGGAGCCAGAGCTTAAAGACGCGCGAGACGAGGCAGACCGCATTGCTGGCTTAGAGACTTTATCTAAGAACCGCCTAGCAGATGCGCGCAAGCAAAAGGCTCCGTTCGAGTGGGACATGCTGGAAGGTTATACCTTTGCAGCGCCTCATCGTGCGATGGTTGTTAATTCGACCGCGCCAAAGCCCGTCGGCAAAATTCAAGACGTTCCGATTGTTAATACGTCGATGGCCTATGAGCTATGCGGCGATTTTCCGACCGTCATTATTAATACCTTCTGCCCGCAAACGCAAAATTGGGTTACGCGGCGTCCTAATCAGAATGTCCCGCCAGAGCAAATGCAGGGTGTTGCGATTGCCTCGGCGCAAGCTGACGACGCGATATTCAGGTCTATCTTGGCGAGCAATTTTTATTCAGAGATTGGCAAGGCGTTTAA